TACTTCTCTAACTATTTCTACATCATTTTCCTCTTCAGAAAAATCAGTGTCATCAGAGGGGATTGAACTTACAATCCACAGGCCTGTTGCACAGTTTTTACCACTTGACCACGAATACATACTGTAGGTTTGAATTTACTTTCTTTAGTATATCTAAGGTGTAATTACTAACGTGTGAAGGTTAGTATGGTTAGTGAGCGGAGCGAATGTGCTAGTTTAGTGGTTAGTATTAGGGGGATGGGTCAGGACAGAAATCCCCTTTAGTGTGCCTGCGGACAACAAGGAATGTGGCGCAGTATACTTCCTTTATTGTCCTTGTCCGGATGTCCTAGTCGCCCTCCTATTAACATTGCGAGGGCGACTCCGGTCTCCGTCCCCTCACCTGGCTCGGGGAGGTGGACTCCGACTCCGGGCGCCGCAGGCTGCCCCCTTCAGGGGGCATGATCGTGGCCGGCGAAGTCGGCCACTCCGGCGCGCGGCGAAGCTGCGCGCCTGAAAATGTGGCGTAATCTCTTATACCCATGTTAGAAACGTTAGGCGCTGCAGCAGGTTTGGCTGCAATTGGTGCACCAATGTACGCACGTTATAAGTGGCGACGTTTTAACTCTGTTAAAAATCGACAATTTGGAAGAGTGCGGCATTTGGCTCCTTTAGTTGCAGCGTATCGTAGAACCCCTGCTGCGATGGTTGTTACTAAACGAAAAGCTATGCGAGATGTTCCTTCTGGTGCTATGCGACGCATCAAGCGTGCGCGATCCACTAAGTTTATGAGACTAAGTGGATTGACACGGTACAAACGTCGAGTGAAACGTAGAGGACGTGGTAAACGTCGTAGCACTAAGCGGAAAGTGATGCGTGGCAGGAAGCGTGTTGTTAAGCGCGGTAATTTTGATCGATTTAATCGAAGCGGTGCTGTATTGAGAACTGAGAATTACAAGAATAGCGTGTCTGACGTTAATAGCGTTTACGTTATTGCAAACGCAGTAGCTCCCGGTGATTCTATCAGTATCACAATGTGTGCAATATTTAGACGTCTGTTTGAAGATGCTGGCATTAGAATTGAAGCTTTTGACGAGGAAATTAGTGTTAAAGGATACAAGTTTTCTGGTACTACCGATAGTACTATGCGAGTCACTTTGGCTGTAGTTCAGCAAGGTACTGGTGTGTTCACCGAGTACGTAGTGGAATTGGCTACGTACGGTACTATAAATGCTTTGGTTGGTTATTTTTACCAATTCTTCGAAGCATGGAGTAGTGGATATGATAATGTAGCCGGTCTTGGAAAGGTTGAAAATCTTGTAAAACCGCATTGTCTTTTCTTGTCTGATAATATTGCTAATACTAATGCTAATATTAACATTAGATCGCAAATATTATTGGATGAAGTGATGTTGGAATTTCAAGCTGAAGTTCAGATGAGGTATCAGAATCGAACTTTAGGTGAAACAGTTGGTGATAATCAAAATCTTACTATTGTAAATGATCGTCAACCAATGGAAGGCATGTTCTATGAATTCAGCGGACTTCCTAAGCCTAAAGTGACAGATGAAGATGGTGGTGCTCAGGGATTTCCTATGATATCAGCTGTAAATGGTATTAAATATGTTGGTGGTATTGGTTTGAGTAATGGTTTACAGACAATCCCTAGTGCCAACTATTTTACCAATTGCAAGAAATCGTATAAGGTTTATTTAGCTCCTGGTTCTGTTAAAAGTCATACATTGTTCGTTAACAAGCGTATGTCTTTGTTAACCTTTATGAAAAGTATGAGACTTCAGTATTCTACTAGTACTTATTCGAAGCAAACCAATTATGTTCCTTTTCCGTCTATTATGGTTGGTTTGGAAGATATTATAACTACGAATACAACATCTGAATTGAAGTTAGCTTTTGATATTAAGCGTACTATGGGATGTATTGCTAAGTATCGTAAGAAGTTATGGGTTAAGGATTATTATGTTACTGCTGCGGCTTAATAAAAATTTATTGAATTAATCTTGGTTCATTGTCTTGTCCCCAACGGTCTTCGGATATGTTAAATAGACGAATACGGCGGTTAATAGCAGGATGAACATCAATAGGCCGCTCGTTGCAAGTAAAAATTTTGGGTGTCTTTTTAGGAATGAGGGCAGTATTGTAACGGCAATGGATAGCACGATCTTCATACTGATCAACGAGGTGTATTTGAGACTGTACCGGAAAGTGTTTAAATACCATGTCATCGAATATAATGGACTTATGAACTGCTGGATTGAAGTCACGTAGCTGGTCTATGTGGCTGACCATTAAAGCAGGTTTAGGAGCATTTCGCTTAGCCCAGACAGTCTTGCCGCACCCTGTTGGTCCCACAAGTATACAGGAGTGAGTATCCCATTCTGTGAAAGTAAAGGTCGTGAGAGCGATATTGGTCCTTCCCTCAGTTGGCGCATCCCAAATGGTCGAATCTGCTGGAGGGTGTGCTTCTTTCCAGAAGTACTCAGCATACCCTTGACTAATTTTTTGACGCACGCACCATGACATCCATTCTCCTTTGGTTTCGTATTCTTTGGCGACTTCGGTGTAATTTTGTGTGACTTCGAGAGTTCCTTCTTCCAAAAACTCTCCATCCTTTCGTACGTAGTTTGCGGACGCTTCGAGGTTGCGTGGTTTTTCCCATTTCGGGTGCCATTCCATGAAGTCAAATTTTCTCGGGTTCTTGAAATTTTTGGTGGTTTTCCAGGAGAGAAGTGCATGGAAGTGGTCCGTTCCGTCGGCGTGTTTTTCTTTGCAGCAAACCAAGTAGGACGGATGGAAGGAAAGCAGGAACCCTTTGAGGGCATCAAGGGAGAATTCAGTAGTAGTGGTGAGAGGTCTTGAGTAGGTGAGAAATAAGTTTTTTGAGGCATAACGAAATGACATGTTGGTTCAGAATTTTGGGTTGTTTATATACACATTTAATTTACCTTTTTAGTCTTATTGTAATTTAACATATTTAGAAAATTAAAAATAGAGTGACCAGCACTCATTTTCCAGAAATTCGTTTATTCTGATTCAACTCCAGAGTCTAATTCAGAATCAGTTAGATAAATTACTTCTCTAACTATTTCTACATCATTTTCC